ATCGACCAGGAGCCTCACCTCAAGCGTGGGCGAAGGCCCGTGTTTACAGTTTTTGTACTGGTGGCAAGACGAGAAGTACAGCCGACAAAGACCTCTGGCAAAAGCATAAAAACAAATGATTAGATTGACTAGTGGGTTGTCCAGTAGATCTAGTACTAGATTGACTAGTGAGTTACCCACTAACCTAGTTAAAAACATTGGCATAACTTTGGCAGGGCAATTAGCCTTTGTTTACGGAGAGTTAGCCTCTAATCTGCCAAACTTGCTCAAAAACACAAGACTACTAGAACATATATTGTTTTATATAGTTACATATATACAGTTATTAAATATATATATACTTCACTGGAGTCTTTTAAAAACAGTAACTTTGGCATTTTGGCCTTTTTCTAAAGAGATTACGAAGGCTTACACCCTGCCAGCAGCATGCCACGTGCCAAGAAGATTCGGTGCTACCGCACATTTGTTGACCACTAGCAACCCTAGTGGTACTATTTTAAATCTAACACTAGATAGAAAAGTAGACCACTAACCCTAGTGGGCATAAATGGAGTCTAGCATGAAGAAATTCTTATCTTTACCGTTCATAAATGTGACCACGAGTAGTAAAGCCTGGGTCACGCTCAGTGATCTAGCCATCTATCTTGAGATGGGTGACCAGGCACTGCGTAACAGAGTGCTTTACTCAGATGCCGCTCCATTTAGAACAATCAGACCTAAAACCAACGAGTTAATAAAGGCTGCTAAAAGAGCCAATTTTCAACGTAAGCCCAACCGCCAGTACTTCGATCTGGATTTCGCATTGGCGGCTGTATTCAGTATGAGCAATCAACCTGCTCGTAAAATGCGTGATCAGGTTACTTACGTTTTAAACAACTTATTCTATGACGGGTTCGTATCCGTTAAGAACTACCATCTTGATGTTGAAAAGCGTCGAGCGATCACCGCCTTCGTTGTAGGTGTGGATCACTACTATGATATAATCAAAGCCCGATGGGATTTAACGGACCAGTGTAGAGGTACGGCACTTGCACCAGTTGAGGTATCTGTAGAAAAACTCTGCATTCCCGATTATTACCTGGATAGAGCGGAAGTCACTAAGATAAAGGCTATCGACCTGGCAATGCATCTATTGATCACTCATTGCTATGTTGAGGATAAAGACTCGGCTTTAGATGAGTTACTTGGTATAATAGGTGTCTCTTTAGATGCTGGTATCTGTACAGATGCCCAAACCTCTGATATATCGAAGTGGGTGAAGAAGCATCACAACACTCCCATTAAAACACTAGGAGATACTGATGTCTGAACAAGTAGACCTATTCTCGGTATGGACACCGATCAATATACAAAAGGCTCAAGACGGGCCTGAAGAACCTATGAAAGCACCTATCGCTGGCATCGTCAGTACGGACGGTGTAGATCTACAAGGTGACAAGATCATACAAGAAGGCTGCGATTGGGATTATTTTCTCAAACGAGGCTGGTTGAATTATGAACATAAACAAGGGCCTGAGTTTATAGTCGGCTATCCTACTAAGGTGAAGTCAACCGTACATGACGGTAAGAACGCTACCATGATTGAAGGCTATCTTTTGTTAGATAGACCTCGTGCTAAAGAAGTATATGAGTCAGCGAAAGCAATCCAAAAAGCCTCTGACGGTCGGTCCATCGGCTTCAGTGTGGAAGGACAAGTGCTACAGCGTGACCCTAAAGATCCTAAAAGAATACTCAAAGCAAGAATACTAAATGTGTCAGTCACAGCCCACCCCGTCAACCCAGACGCAAGACTTGAAGTATTGGCTAGATCCTTGATGGAATTAGATGGTATAACAAATACTAGCGATAAGGTGGTAAACTCTGATAGTCTATCTGGAGTTACACAAACTGAAGGGGTTACTATGACCGACGATCAAACCAATAAAGGTATGGTGGGATACCAATCCGCTGCACAACCTGATCCGCAAGCGGAGTTATCTGCTCTCGTACCTGGATCGGTTGACGGTCAACCTTCGCCTCAATCCTCTGCATCCAATGATGAAGACATGGCTAAACTCTTTGAAGGCATGATGCGTCGTGTCATGAAACAAGAGATGGCTAAAATGATGTCCGATGAAGTAGAGAAGATGATGGACCAGGCGAAAGGCTACTATAGCCAGGATAGTGTAGAAGCATCTCAAAAGAGTGCAGATATGCGACCACCTATGGTATCATTACCGCAGATGCAGGCTTTACTTGGTAAAGTCTTCCCTCAACTCCCTGCTTCTGAGCAAAGAGCGGTCGCTCGTAAATTGCTCACGGCAGCAAAAAGTTACAACTCTTAAATCTCATCTCTTTTCTCTGGAGGATATATTATGTCTGATAACATCGAACAGACTGTTGACCTTAACCGCATCGAGGAGTTACTTGTTGATCTTAACAAGAGCCTCGATACCCAACGTGAGGCTGCTGCTGAAGCCGAAGTTGAAAACAATGACAGCGTTGAAATCATCGCCAAAGGTGCTGATGCTATCGTGGCTCAAAATAAAGAAGCGACTGATGCCTTGACTAAAGGTATGGACGCTATTATGGAGAAGTTAGATCGCATTGAGGCTCTTGCTGGTAAGATGGCAGAACTTGAAGAGAAGTTAGACAAAGGTCTTTCTGATCTCGGCAGCACACCTGAAGCACCTAAAGCCGTTGTTGCAGAGCCTGAACTTGCTCCTGCTGACGCTGTAGATGCACCTCAAGCCCCAGCACTTACTAAAGGTACCGTTTTAGATTTATGTCTTAACGAGTTACAAAATGGTGCCATCGGTGATCGTAAGTCACAACTGATGAAGGGCATTTCTCAACTTGACTCTAACTTCAACCCTGCCGATGTTGCGGCAGCACTTCACCTTAACAAATAAGGAGCAATCTTATGATGATCCCAGGACATAATGAAATGGTTAATGTGGAAGACCTTGTTAAACTGAATGACAGTCTTCGCAAATCTTCTGTCGGCTATCAAACTGGTGCTGGTACCTCTGGTGCTGATAACGGACCTCTTAGCCCATTAGTGCCTCAAAGCATTGAAGGTTCTTTGAGTTCTGCTACTCACACTATGCAGGAACTCAGCCTCTGGCCTATGATGCCTAAAACTAGCGTGAGCAACACTCTTCATGAGTATGTTGTTGTAAAAGATCACGGCTTTGATGTTGACCCCTTCATCGGTGAAGGTGGCGGCTCTGAGTCTGACTTCGTAACTAATAACGCAAATTATGAGCGTAAATCAGTACGTATCAAGTATATGGCAGAGCGTCGTCAGATCTCTGACGTTGCATCTTTGGTTGGTATGATCGGTGATAACCGTAATGCAATCGCTGAAGAGACTATGCGTGGTACTATGAACCTTATGCGTAAGGTAGAGCGTCAGTTGTGGTACGGTAATGAAGATCTTCAAGAGAAGGGCTTTGATGGTATCCTTAAGCAAGTTCGTGAAGGTGCAAGCCAAAACGTACTGGACCTTAAGGGATCTGCTCCTACTCCATTACTTCTTCAAGAAGCACTTGGTGAAGTTTACTCAGCACCTAACTTTGGTCGTCCTGATTGTATCTATGTTGAACCTCGTCTTCATAGTGAATTGATTAAGCAATCTGTTGAGTCAGGTCGTCACGATCAGTTCCAAGTTGCCCAAAGCGGTAGCCTTACTTTCGGTCAATCACAACTTAACATCATGGCACCTTACGGTGCGGTACCAGTTAAGGCTGCTCCATTCTTGCACTTCGCAAGTCGTATGCCTGCTGCTGGATTTGGTTCTTTGGCTCCTGCGGCTCCAGTAATCACTTCTAACACTGTTCAGGCTGAGACTGTTGGTGGTTCTTCACAATTCATCGCTGGTGATCCTGCTTATAAATATGCAGTTATTGCTGTTGGTGATCAAGGATACTCATCACCAGTTAAATCTGGTGCATTGAACATCAATGCTGATGAAGAACTAGAATTAGTAATCGCTGCTTCAGGTAAAGATCGTGGTGCTTCTCAGGCTCCTCGTTACTACCGCATCTATCGTACTGCTGCTAATGGTCTTGAAGATAGTTTCCGTCTCATCGCTGAAATCAAGGCTGAGAGCAACGCTGCTACTACTTTCGTTGACCTTGATGATGGTAACAACGGTCAGAAACATGGTTGTAGCCCGATCTTATTCGCACAACATGACCCACAAGTTATGGAATTTGTTCGTCTTCTCGACTTCATCCGTCGCCCTCTTGCTGAGACTGCTTCAGTTAAACCTTTCCTACTTATGCTCTTCGGATCACCTGTAGTTAAGGTTCCTGGTAAGATGTACTTGATGGACAATGCTGGACTTAGCACTAGCGGATTGATCAAAGCATAAAGTTAAATTAAGGAGATGAACCATGTGGCAATATAATCGACGATTAAGTTTAACACGCAGGCTAATGCGTCTGCCGTTCGGTAAACATACAGTCATTATTGATGCTGATGGTTTCGTCATCTCTGAAGTGACTCAGGACATAGAACAGTTGTTTACGGTTAATCCGTCTTTTGTTTACAACGCACCTCCGAAGCCTGCACCCAAATCAAAACCTGCGAAGGTGGCGAAAAAGGTGCAGGCTATCAAAGTGGATGCGGAATGTGATACAATAGCCGAAGAACCTAAAAGCAGCCGTAAACGAGCCTCCTCAAGATCAAGACGCAAATCATCTAGCGATAAGCAGGACTGAGTAGAGGGAGGTCAACGAGCCGCTGTAACCCTCATCCCTTTATAATATGAAAGGTATAACTACACATGGCTATCCGTGACCTTATTACCCCTCAGTTTGTAAAAGATACCTATGCTCTAGGTGTAGATTTCACCCTAGACGATGGTAGCGACTACCCTGACGTACTATTTGAAAACGCTATTGATGCGGCTATTAGTACCTTAGAGTTAGAATTAGGTATCACCTTTGATACCTTCTCTGTAAAGGGTGAGCGACATGACGCTCGTATTGAGCATAAAAACGCTTTTTATCCTTTTCGATTAGATCATAGACCTGTCAAGTCCATAGAGGCTGTCAAGATTACTATTGGTAATGCTCCTGAAGTGGAGATGCCAGCAGGCTGGGCAACGCTTACTATGGCCCAACACGGTCAGATCAACTTAATACCAGCAGGTGAAACGCTAGGATCATTCTTTTTCCGTAGCGGTATACCATTGCTGTTTGGAGATGTATTCTCACCGTACAGTTATGTACCAGGCTATTTCAGCCTAGATTATACATCAGGTTTCACATACATCGAAGGTACTGCGGTGATACCGCAAGGTAATGTATCTCTTGAGGTACCTATTACGACTCCTTTACAGGGTGTGAAGCCGACAATCAATCTTACTGTACTAGATGCTCAAGGCGGCAGTGGAGCCAGAGTCAGAGCATCAGGTAC